ACCTAGTACAAGATTATCCGCTTGCTGATTATTCGATGGAATATGTAGCGCGTATCACGGCTGGCGGTTCTACAGAAATCAAAATAGCCGCACAAGAAATCAACGGAACATATGTATTTGAAACAGATAGCGCGACCACAGCCGCCTATGTAGCTGGCTTTTATCACTGGCAGTTAGAAGCTACGCAGACCGCTACAGGCAATCGTGTAGTGCTAGAACGCGGCACATTTACGGCTGTAGAAGATTTGGACGTAAATGGCGCAGACCCTCGCAGTCATGCCGAAATTATGATTTCTAAGATTGAAAGCATTTTGCAGGGCAAGGCCGATGCGGATGTTTCAAGCTATTCTATAAATGGTCGGTCGCTGACTAAAATGTCATTTGAAGAATTAAATCAGGCCAGAGATTTTTATCGAAAAGAATACCTAAAAGAATTAGCAAAAGAGCGTAGCAGTTATGGTGAAAATACTGGTGCGACCATACTAGTGAGGTTTTAGATGGGCGTTTTTGATTTCATGCGGAAGCAAAAGCGGCAGAAGCGTTCATACACTGCCGCAAATACAGGTCGTTTATTCTCTGATTTTATTACATCATCACGGTCTGCGGATAGCGAGATACGGCCTAATCTGCGTGTGATACGCGATAGATGCCGCGAAGCTACCAGAAATCATCCGTACGCAAAACGCTATATCCAGATAATGACTACGAACGTAGTAGGCGCAACAGGCGTGACTATGCAGGTTCGCAAGCGTAATGAAGATAACAAGCTGGACGTAGTAGGCAACAGGCTGATAGAACGCGCATTTCAAGCGTGGGGCAGAACAGGCTTTTGCACTGTTGATGGGCGTTTAAGCTGGTTACAGGCACAGCGTTTATTTATGGAAACGCTAGCGCGTGATGGCGAGGTGTTAATCAAAAAGGTAAAAAGACCAGCTAATAATCCCTACGGCTTTACACTGCAATTTTTAGAAGCCGACTATCTCGATGAAGATTATAATAAACGTATGCCTAACGGTAATGAGGTTAGGATGGGTGTTGAAATAGACAAGGCTGGGCGGCCTGTCAGCTATTTCATGTTTGAAGACCATCCGCATCACGATCAGGGTTATGGTTCACGCACTAAGCGCAAGCATATACAAGTACCAGCAAGTGAGATTATTCACTGCTTTATTCAGGAACGCGCAGGGCAGACCAGAGGCGTTCCGATGATGGCAAATGCACTTAGCCGCCTGAAAATGTTAGATGGATTTGAAGAAGCGGTTTTAGTTAATGCGCGTGTAGCCGCATCTAAAATGGGCTTTTTTGTCAGTCCAGAAGGCGATGGCTTTATAGGTGATGACTATGACGGTCACGCACCTATTATGGACGCATCGCCTGGAACTTTCACGCAGTTGCCGCAGGGTATGGATTTCAAAGCATTTGACCCATCTCAGCCGCAGGATAACTTTGCAGATTTTGAGAAGGCTATTCTGCGCGGCATCGCATCAGGGCTAGGCGTTAGCTATGTATCACTAGCTAATAATCTGGAAGGCGTTAGCTATTCATCTATCAGGCAAGGCACTATAGAAGACCGCGACCATTTCAAGATGATGCAACAGTTTATGATTGATGCGTTCATTGACCCTGTTTATAGGGCGTGGCTAGAGATGGTGATTACTACAGGCAGGGTTAATCTGCCGATGGGCAAGTATGACCTATTTGCTGATAATGTTATCTATAGACCGCGTGGGTTTGCGTGGGTTGACCCTCAAAAAGAAATTCAAGCCAGCGTTACAGCACTGCAAAACGGCATTGTGACCTTACAGGATGTTCACGCGCAGTATGGTAAAGATACCGAAGATGTATTTGAGCAGATTAGTCGTGAAAGCGAATTGGCAGACCGCTATGGGGTTGATACAGCATTCCAGCCCTTCGGCACTAAATTGCCTGTAGAAGCTAACGTAGACAGAGGCGAGACGGAAGATGGCAACGTATAAAGGCGTGGAAATCAGCCTAAAGCCGACCGAAGCTATGGCTAGAAATGCACAGCGCGGTTTAGATTGGCGCGAAGAATATGGCAGAGGCGGAACGCAAGTAGGCGTAGCTAGGGCTAGGCAGTTAGTAAATAGACAGGAATTGTCAGCCGATACAGTACGCAGAATGCGTAGCTTTTTTGCTAGGCATGAGGTTGACGCAGATGCAGAAGGTTTTAATCAAGGCGAAGATGGTTTTCCGTCAGCAGGACGCATAGCGCATGAGTTGTGGGGCGGAAACGAAGGTGCAAGCTGGGCAAGGGCTAAAGATGCCGCACTTGATAAAATTGATGAAAGCGATAGGCAGATTGATTTAGAAGCAAAAATAGATGATAATGCACTTAAAGGCGGTGATGTTATGGAAAACAGACATATCCAGAATGTAGAAGAAACAGATGATGCATACATCATCACTTATGGCAAATCAGAACAGGCTGAATTGCCTGTAGTTGATGCAGAAACAGCTATGCATCACGATGATGAGATGGAACGGTTCGACCGTTCTATGCTGGAATATCGTGCGGCATCAGGTGAAATGTACGATGAAGATGACCGCAGGGTGCGTATGTCACTATCATCAGAAGAGCCTGTAGAACGTGCATTTGGGAATGAGGTGCTAGAGCATAGCGAAAAGGCGATAGATTTAAGTAGGGCTAATTCTGGCAATATGCCATTATTGCTGGATCATGACCTTACTAAGCAGATTGGCATTGTCGAACGTGCCTATCTAGATCAGGCAGACCGAAAGTTAAGGGCTGTGGTGCGGTTTGGAAAAAGCGCACTGGCTAGAGAGGTTTATGATGATGTCAAAGACGGTATCAGAAGCAACGTCAGCATCGGATATCAGATAAAAAATATGGTTAATCGAGACAACGGAACAGTCGTAGCCGATAACTGGATGCCATATGAAGCAAGCATAGTGAGCGTTCCAGCCGACAATAATGTCGGTGTAAATCGCACACTTGAACATAAACCATCAGTAAAAATCGGAGATGATAAAATGACTGATATCAATGTGGATGAAATCCGCGAACAGGCATCAGATGCCGCAAAGCGCGATTTCCAGAAGAATGCTGGCGAAATTCTAAAGCTAGCTGAGAAGCATAACAGACGCGACCTAGCTAACGATGCTATCGCAGAAGGTCTATCTGTTGCACAATTCAGGGGCGTTCTACTTGACGCGATTGGCGAAGGCAAGCCGCTAGAACAGCCAGCGCACAAAGTTGAAATGTCTGAAAAAGAACAGCGTGAATATTCATTCATGTCTGCGGTTCGCGGTATCGTGAACGGTTCTGGCCTACGCGGTCTGGAAGCAGAAATCAATGATGAAATCGCTAAGAATATGGGGCGTGCGGCTCGCGGTTTCTATGCACCAGAAAGTTTCTGGGCTGGCAAGCGTGACCTGACTGTTGGCACAGATAGTGCTGGTGGTTTCCTACGGCCTACAGACCATCTAGGCGACCAGTTTGTTGACGCACTACGCGCACGTTTAGTGTTCAGCGAATTAGGCGCACGTTTCATGTCTGGTCTAACAGGCGATGTTGCTATCCCTAAGTTGGCAACAGGCGTATCTGCTGGTTTCGTAGCAGAAAACGGTGCAACATCAGAAGTGAACGCAGTGTTCTCACAAATCACTATGTCACCTAAATCACTAGGTGCATTTACTGATGTATCACGTTTGCTGATGATTCAATCAGACCCATCTGTTGAACAGATTGTGCGTGATGACCTACTAAATGCGATTGCACAGAAGGTTGAAGATGTTGCCATCGAAGGTGGCGGTTCTAATGAGCCTACAGGCATCACACAAACATCTGGCATCGGTTCAGTAGCTATTGGTGCAAACGGTGGCGACCTGACTTGGCAAGCTATCACTGACCTTGTAAAAGAAGTCGAAGTAGACAATGCCGCCATCAATGGCAATACATTGGCCTACCTGACTAATCCAAAGGTTAAATCACATATGGCTAGCACATCAAAAGTGGCTTCAACAGATAGCGTAATGCTACTAGAAGCACCTTATGATAACGTGTACGGCTATAATCTTGCTGTTACTAACAATGTACCGTCAGACCTAACCAAAGGCACACTGACAACAGCATCAGCATTGATTTACGGTGATTTCAGCCAGCTAATGATTGGTCTGTTCTCAACACCTGACATTCTGATTGACCCATACACTGCTGGTTCAAGCGGTGCGGTTCGCATCAGAGTGATGCAGGAAATTGATGTTGCAGTACGTCACGCGCAGTCATTTGCCGCGTGTCTGGACATTGATGCCTAACATAAAAAAGATAGGGGCGGGGCTTCTCGCCTCTATCATTTTCTGGAGATTGTAGAATGAAGATTAAATGCACACGCGCAGTAATTATCAAAGGTCAGCCATATGAAGCTGGCGATATTGTGACTGTAGAACAGCATGAAGGTTTAGACCTTATCAATATGGGCAAAGCACAGCCATATGATGAGCAATCTCTTACAAATCGCGCAGTCGGTTTGACAAGAAAATCTGCTGGTTCACTTGTTAAAAGAAAGACCAAAAAATGAAGGTTTGGGCTAAAAAAGATTGTGTAGCGGCTGGCGCACAGTTAAAAGAGGGCAAGGAATATGATTTGCCGCCAGCGATTGCTGATAAGTTAATTGCTAGAGGGTTAGCATCAGAGAAAATGCCTACTACAGCGAAGGCAAAAAAGGACGAAGAAAAGGCTGAATAATGGCTGTTGAGAGTGCGGCAGATAGAGCGATATTTGTAGGCATCGATGATTTCGGTGTTGCGGCTACTTATACGCCTACAGGTGGGATTGCTAGCACTGTTAATGGCATATTCGATAATGAGTTTATAGAGGTTGATGCTGGTGGTGGTATCGGGGTAGCTATGCAACAGCCTAGATTTCACTGCCGCACCGCAGACGTTTCTACAGCCGCAGAGGGTGATGCGATTGTAATCAGCGCGGTTAATTATGTGGTGCGTATTGTGCAGGATGATGGCACTGGCATGACTATGATGGTATTGGAAAAACAGTAGATGGCACACGTTCGCAAGCAAATCAGAGATGCGATAGTCACTGCGGTTACTGGTTTAACTACAACAGGCAGTAATGTTTTCAGAAGCAGGGTATTTCCGCTAGAGACTACAAAACTGCCAGCGTTATGCGTATTTACAAAATCAGAAACAGTTGATTTTGATACTTTACACATACCGCGTTCGATTATGCGAACACTTGATGTACAGGTGGAAGCATATGTGTCTGGCACGTCAAACTATGATGACACGCTGGATACTATTGCCGTTGAGGTTGAAGAAGCATTAGCGGCAGATGTAACGCTGGGGGGAGTAGCTAAAGACCTACAAACCACAGCATTTGAAGCCGATTATATTGGCGATGGTGAGCAAACGGTTGCAGTTGGCAGATTTACTGTCACTGTGCAATACCGCACACTAGAAAATGACGTAGAAACAGCCGCATAACAGGAGATTGTTTAATGGCGACATTAGTAGGCAAAGACGGTGTTGTGAAAATCGGAAGCAACGCCATCGGTGAAATCCGTTCATATTCTATTGAACAGACTATGGACGTTATTGAAGATAGCACTATGGGCGATACAGACCGCACATACACATCTGGGCTAAAGACTTTTAGCGGTAGCTGTGATGTGTATTTTGACGATGCAGACGCTGGTCAGCTAGATGTGCAGGTAGGTGACACTGGCACTATCAATGTGCAGGTAGAAGGCGACACAACAGGCGACCATCAGCTATCAGGTAGCATCCTAGTGACAGGCCGCACTATCACAGCATCATTTGATGGTATGGTAGAAGCATCTGTATCATTTCAGGGTACAGGCGCACTGACAGAAGGCACAGTGTAATCTGATGAGCATCGCAAAGCGGATTGCTGAAAAGCAGAACAGGCAGAGGCGCACTATCAGCGTTCCAGAATGGGGCGAAGATGGA